CCAGACGACAGCTTAAAAGATCCTGTCTGGGACTTGAAGGTTAATGGCTGGGTAGAAAACTCCAAGGACGGTCAAGCCGCAATCTTGCAAGAAGCTACAAAAAAGCTTGAAGAGTTGGACAAGAAGAGTGCCGAACTTGACCAAGCCAACGACAAGGTAGACCAAGCGATCAAGTCAATGCAAGAAGTTCAAGCTCAATCATCTAAGCAAAACTTAGCTTTGATGAAGAGCTTTACTGAACAAACCCAAAATACTAATGAGATTTTGGGCACTATGCAAAAGACCTTAGCAATGGTAACTAAGGCAGTTGGCGCAAATTCTAATAACGCTACACCAGCAACTGACACCAAGCCAGCAGACCAAGCAACCGATAAGCAATAGTTAAGGAGGACATAAATCATGACTTTAATGGAACAAATTCAAGCAAACTTTTTAGAAATGTATCGTATGGACTGGGAATTCGGCATCTATGACAAGAACGGCATGAAGGACCTAGTAGTACAAGGTTTCTTATCAGTTGAAAATTACCAAAAGATTGTAGGCGAAGCTTATGCGCCAGCTACTGCAACGCCTCAACAATAACTCACTTTACGTGATCATTAGTCTGCTGATTTTCGGTAAAGGCTTGGGCTTTTACCTTAACCGCAGATTTTTCTTTTATCCACCGCAACTAGCGTGGATGATGAACAATGTTTACTTAGACTGTTCAATGATGATTGTGGGCGTTGCGTTGCTGGTTTACACCTGTTCACGGTACAACAACAATAAACTTCTAGGGGTATTGTTAGCACTTGTCGTGGTGCTGCTAGCAATAATTTCATCACTCGAAATTGAACACGTGATTTTTGCCCATGAAATGGAGTTTGTCCAGAATGCTTTGTCAAATACGGCGATTATAGCCTTTATTATCTGGACAGCAAGGCATTATTCGAAGCGTTAGGGGTGATATAGTGCATGTCGACCTAAACAGCATTATATCGGCTTTATCCGCTTTGCTTTTAGGCTACTTTACTTTTAAGCAAAACAGTAAAAAAAGTGATATGGATAGCGCGGAGAATAACCGAGATTACATTGTTGAGCAGAATAAGCGTTTAAACGCGGAAAATAAAGAATTACATAAGGAAAACGATAAACTCAGAAAGGAGTTAAGTGAAAATGAAGCCAAACACTAGAATTTTAGATTATGTGACACTGGTACAAGACGGCATTATGACCGTTGATGACGCGCCACAAGACATCAAGGCAGAAGTGACCAAGTGGGTACGCTACTTTGCAGGAATCAAAGACGATTCAATGGTCAAGGATCCTGAAAGCACTACACCAGCACCACAACCAGAAAAGAAGCCGGACGCTCCTTCTTCTTTTTTAGCTAAGAAGGTGACTGACTAATGAGTTTAACCCAATTAACCGATTACGCTTGGATTGCCTTCCTTGCCATTGTTGCTGTCTGCGTTGGCGTTTCAACTGGTATTGATTATTTTGCCAAGAGATCAGCTAAGCCACTACCCAAGCAAGTTATGACCATTGACGAGATCGCCAAGTTTGTAGTAAGCGAAGCCGCTACCCTTGACGTTTCGGGTGCGCAAAAGAAAATTCAGGCGGTACAAGCTTTGCTAGATCAAGCTAAGCAAGAGAACAAGCCCGTCACCGAAGCCGTGGCTAAGGGCGCTGTCCAACACGCTTACGATCAAATGGTAGCTGACCAAGCTAAGAATGGAGCTACGCAAGACGATGACGCCAAGCAAATTGGCTTTGTATCTGGTGATGAAAATGGTCAAGACTAGATGCAAGACGTACAACGAATACGTTTGGGAATCGTTTGAAAACCAAACGAATGTCAAAAGAAACCAAATGAAAGGCGGTGAAAGAGATGTCAAACTCAACCGTATCAAAAAGAAGCTATGGTGTGGACGTAGCAAGCTACCAAGCTGAAAATGTTAGCTACACAGGCGCTAAATTTGCTTTGATAAAGCTTACGCAGGGGACAGGATATATCAATCCGAAGGCAAAGGCTCAAATCAAGAGTTCGCTTGCTCACGGTCTTCTTACTGGCGGCTACTTTTATGCTACACACTCTGGCTCTGTGTCATTGGCACGGGCAGAAGCTAAGTATGCCATTGAAAAGGCTAAGGCTTACGGGGTCCCAGCTGGTAGCTACATCGCTGACGACTGGGAAGAAGGTAGCGGCAATTCGGTCAATGGCGGTGCTAGTGCCAACACCGATGCTGTTCTTGCTGCAATGCAGGTCATCAAGGAAGCGGGATACAAGCCATTAATCTATTCTGGTGCTTACAATTTAAGAAATCGTCTAAGCATTTCACGAATTGTAAAATCATTCGGCACATGCTTATGGGTAGCTTCATATAAAGTCATGGGTCGTCAAGATTCCGCTGACTTTAATTACTTCCCATCCATGGACGGTGTTGCAATCTGGCAATTTACCGATAACTATAAGGGGTATAACGTTGACGGTAATATCTGCTTGATCGATTTAAAGGCTAATTCAGGTAGTTCTAAGCCCAAATCAACGAACAAGAGCGTAGAATCGCTCTCTCTGCATCCCGTTGTGAAGTGGAATATTGGTGCTGTCGCAGTAGTATCTAATTCAAAAGGTGCTTATGTCTACACCAGTTCAAAGTTAGACAAGCGGGAATCTGACAAGCTAAAACCGTGTGGCTCCATGTGGCAGGTGTTTGGCTTGGAAAATGGCGCTGTGAAGGTTGGCAAGAACCAATACTTTGACGGTCGTGCCGTTTACGTAAAGGCTAACCCTATCGCATATAACGACTCAAAACACGCTGTCGCTAAGATTGTTCTGCCTCACACCCACGCCCTGGACGCACCAAAGGCTGACGCAGGCAAGGTCTACGGCTTGAAGCTTAACTCAAAAGTCGAGATCCAGGGAAGAGTCGGACGCTTTTTAAAGATTAAAGAGCTACACAAAGGCAAGCAGGTATATGTGACGGGCAACCGTGCGTATATCGTGCTGTAAACTTTACAAAGATGGATAGATAGCCATAATGAGCTATAATTTATCCGTAATTTTATCCATAATAAAAAAGAAAAGGGGTTGTAAAAGCTCCAAATGTCGTGCATAAAGCCACCTCGGGGGATTGTTCCTCTGGGGTGGCTTTTTTGCGTTATATTTTAATTTTTATTGCAAATGTAGATACAAAAGTATATACTAAATAAAAAGGTTTAATTAAGACTTGTAAGGAGATTTATAACAATGTGCAATGTGGAATTGAAACAATGGGGCAATTCACTAGCCGTACGACTGCCTAAAACTATTTTAAGCAAAGCCGGCATCAATGAATTACCGACCAAATTTGATGTAACAGTTAACAAAAATAATGAAATCGTTTTGAAAAAACAAAAAGAGCCTGAAAGCTTAAAAGAGCTTTTCAAAGGCTTTGACTATAAAAAATATTGGAGCGACTGGGAAAAAGAAAATCCTGGCAAGTCCAAAGAAGAGGACTGGGGCGGACCAGTTGGGCGCGAAGTCTTTTAATTTAGAAGTCCTTATTAGAAGGGAGGTGATAATTTGAACAGCAGAAAAGACTTCCATCAAGGTGATGTTATCATGATGAACTTTGACCCAACCAAGGGACATGAACAAGCGGGCTATCGTCCAGCGCTTGTCGTGTCAAACGATGATTTCAATATGATGTGTGGAGGAGTGATCAAAGTGGTTGCTATTACTACTAACGAAAAAGAATTTCCACTACACGTTGAAATTCCAGAAGGTTTGCCAGTTCACGGCAGGGTAGAGCTGGATCATGAACGTTCAATTGATTCTCGGTCGAAAGCCAGAGAATGTAAGTATGTATGCAGTGTACCGTCTGAATTTTTAGATGAAATTCTCCGAAAACTTGCATTAACTTATAAAAAAAGCCACTAGGGAGTAACACTAGTGGCAAATTAAAGCTTATATACTGTCTATATGGTTAGATTCAGTATATAAGCTTTTTTGGTGCTTGTAAAGTCGCCTGATTTTATAGATAGCTTTAAGGCGGTCCAAATCAAACGCTAAAAAATTGGCGTGCAGATCCTGAAAAGTTAAAAAATAGCATGGGAGAGGGTACACCTACTAGCTAAGTTGCATGATCTTAGAAAACTGCCAAAATGAGAATAAATAATGTGCTATAATAAATTTTGGTTGCAATGCAGGATTTTCAAGTCGATCGGCCTAGCAAAAACCGCTCACAGCTTGGCTGTGGGCGGTTTGGTAGTTATCAAAAATCTACTGAAAATCTACTGAATACCCAGCAGATTTAA